TCTTCCTAAGCCTAATCTGGCTGAACTGTACATCGCTATTGGAAATGTACACGCTGAGACGAAGGACATAGTTGCTGATGACTTCAATCCGCATTTTAAGAATAAATTTGCGAGCCTATCGGCTCATTTGTCTTATCTTAAGCCCCTGTTCCACAAGCACGGTCTTACGGTGATTCAACTGCCTACCTCTGAGTACCACGACAATGGTATTGGTATCAAGACCATCATCGCCCACAAGAATGGTACGAGCATCGAATCCTCGTGCGTTGTTCCTGTTGGCGAACAGGCTACTGGTCAACAGGCTGGTGCAATCCTCACTTATCTTAGACGCTATTGTTTGGCTTCCATTGGAGGTCTGGCTACGGCTGATGATGACGCAGAAGTGGATAGAGTTATCAAGACCGCCTCTGCTCCTTTAAAGAAGTCAGCCCCAGATTTTAAACCAGCCACCTTTGTTGCCCCTCATACTGGTAGCGTTGGTATTGATTTTGAACTGACTGTTCCGTTCGGCAATAACAAGGGTACTGCCCTATCCGCTCTGGCTGACAAGGATTTGGACTACTGGGCTAACAAGTGGGAGCCTAAGCCGTGGGAGAAGACTGGTAAGGTAGGTGCTAAGGACCAGTCCCTCAAGAAGTCTGCACAGGCTCTCTGGGCTTTGAAGCAGAACGGTGGAGACTCCGAACCCGAATCTACTGACGAGGTTCCGTTCTAACCAATCTGTCCCTGTAGTTCAATGGATAGAACATTCGCCTTCTAAGCGAATTATCTAGGTTCGATTCCTAGCAGGGACATTTTTCACCAATGAAATACGCACTACTTCTCCTGTGTCTCAATGCACAGGCGATGGAAATCACGGATGGCTTTTTGGATAAATTAGCCATCATCGAATCTGACAACAGATGCACCTCTATTTCAGATAAAGGAAAGTCTCTTGGAGCCTATCAACTGCATCGCTCCGCTTGGGAAGACGCTTGTAAGCGTAATCTTGCCAATTGGGAGTACAACAAGTCAAACGCATTCAATTACCCAATTGCACGGCAGGTAGCCCAATGGCATTGCGAATGGATTGTGCAGACCCTTCAGAAGAACAATATCAAGCCTACTCCTATGCGTGTCTATATGTGCTACTGTATGGGCGTTAATGGAGCCTTGAAGCGTAAGGTTAATACCGACCTTGATTACCCTGCACTAAATCGTGCCAGAGGCATCCTATGAAAAAGAAACGCACTTGGAAACGCCCTGCTCACGGAGGCGGTCACCTAGAAAACAAAAAGCAAACTCCAGCAGAGTTCAGCAAGACCAAACAATACTTTGCGTCTGCTAAGGCTATGTGGGAAACCCTGTTTGCCAAGCCTCTCAATAAATATGAATCACAATAACCAAAATGGTCTCAAAGCGTCTGCCCTCCTCCTTGGTCTTAGCGTTGAAGAACTTATCCAAATCCTCCACAATGCCAACTCCGTCAAAGAAATCCGTACAGCCAGCGGACAACCGTTTATCCTTCCTGCTGTCTGGTGCGAAGAGAAGCGGAGCGAAGTTCATCTACTTGACAATCAAGGACGCAGAGAACCTTCTGCTATTCCTACGCTCAAAGAAAATGGAGATGCCAAACACAAATGAGTAAGTACATCAAATTTGTGGCATTTGGGGATAACCACGGAGATATGGTGGACGAGGATGCCTCATCTGCCCTGTTCAAATTTATTAAATCCTATGCTCCAGAAGAGCGTATACACCTAGGAGATTGTTTCGATTTTCGCAGTATTAGGTCTGGTCGCAGTATGAAAGAGGAAGGTGAGTCCCTTGAGGATGACCTTCAATGGGGAAAGCATTTCATCCAGCATACCAGCCCTACTGTATTTCATTATGGAAACCACGAAGACCGACTCGACCAAATCATTCACTCATCGCACAACGCAATGGCTAAAGACTATTGTGAAGAAATGGATGCCTCTATTCGAACTACCCTTAAAGTGGGTGGGTGTAAGAAAATCTACCCCTATCACGCTGAAGAGGGTGTCCACACCTTGGGAAAGGTACGAACAGTACACGGATACACTTGCGGGGTCAAAGCAGTTGAAGAACACGCAATCCATTACGGACTGGAAACAGGAGCAGTCCTTATGGGACACATCCATAGCATCCAACAAACCAATGCACGAAGATATCGTGGTACTGTTGGTTTTTCGGGAGGGTGCTTATGCAAAAAGCGTGAGATGCTCTATGCGAAGAACCGATTGGCTACTTCTAAGTGGGGTACTGGCTGGCTGTACGGATTCGTACAGGGTAACGACTGGAAAGTTTGGCAAGCCCACCGAGTCGGAAAACAATTCATCTTCAGCCACGAAAGAGAATGAAGATAACTACCAGTCAGTTTTTGAACGAAATCAACAACAGGGGGCAATACAGAAAGGTGACAGCAGAACCTATTCCGAAGGGGTACTTATCATCCGTAAATTTAGCGAAGAAGTATTCTATTCCTCTAAGAAACTTGCAGATGAAATTAGTCGTAGAACTAAGAAACGGAAATGTGCTGTTCGTTCAAAAAAGAGTAAAAACTAGTCCTATTTCCATCCGTAAGATTTACCTCTACAAATTCAAAGATGCCAAAACCGAGAAGGCTTTCAAAAGCGGAATTAAAGGATAACGACAGGGACTATCCTGTGGGCATCTTCCTTGAACCTAGGGAATGGCTAGACCAAGCCATCCTAGGGCTGGATGCCCTTACAGGAGGCGTTCTGTATGACTATGAGACCATCGTTGAGTGCTTCATCGTCAAAGACGGTCTGAGCCGAAGCCAAGCCTGTATGATTGTGGACTACAACATTGACAAGGGTATGGGTATGCTACCAGAGCCAAAGCCTGTCATCCACCGAGCAGAGGCTGTTGAAGAAGATGAGTACGATTAGGCACTAGCCACCTTTCGTGCGAAGGTGGTAGCACCGTTTCTCTATAAGTCCCAAATGGAACGCAACGCCAACAACAGCAAACAAACCACCGCACGAACTTATTTGAGCAAGCCAAGTTTGCTCCAATAGGTTGGTCTGTCAAGATAGGAACCACCAGACCGCTCCGATGCCACAAGAGGACAGAGCGACAATCGTAAGACCAGAAATCTTCCACGAACTAAATGCAGTTACCAGAATTCCGAATATCAATAACCCTAAACAAGCCGAACTCGCTTGGTACACTACTCTGGTCTTGGTTTCTTCTTTCGCTTTTAGTTCTGCTTGCAGTTTTAACGCATTGGCTTCGGATAGTTTCTTGTTTTGTGCCTCTACTTTTGCCCACAGTTCCGTTGTTTCTGCATCTACCTTGACGGCTTCAGCACGGTCTTTGACCACAGCCTTCTCGTCCTTCTCCTTAATGATACGCTGAAACTCAGCAACCTTAACAACTGACGGCTTGCTCAACCCGCTCAGTCTTTGGATTTGCCCTTCAATAATTTCTCTAGGGATTCCAGCAGGGAGGGCAGGAGCGACAGCAATGAGAGCAGAAGCAGACTCAGAGACGATTTCTTCGACCTTTTGGATGTACGAGTCTTTTTCATTATTGTTAGAAATTATGACAGGAGGGGTAGGTGCTACAGTTGAACACCCTGTTAAACTGTAGGTTACAAAGAGGCATAGAAACACCCCCATTTGTAAACTTTTGAGCCATTTAGTTTGCATAACTATTTTGCGAGTAATGTGCTTTGCAGGTTAGGAACCCAGTTAGGAACACGCTGACCGTTGTCTGAATAGTATCCTCTCTGTACAGGCTCCATTGGCTCTCTCCATTCGGGGTGTAAATATTCATCAGAAATTCCCATAGTGCCAATTGCTAGTGCGTTCTCCATACCAGCCTGTGCTCTCATTCCAAGGTTTTGTACTAAGTTTGGATACCCTCTGTTGTTAGTAGCCCAGTCAGCAAATATTCTGTCTCTTCTTTCAACAGCAGATGAAGGAGCAGTTACAATACCTGCTACGGCTCCAGCCTTTCCTAAAAACTTAATAGCACTTGCTCCCATTTCAGCGTTAACCATTGCTCTCGTTGCTGGATTCCTCGTGTAGTTCGTAGCAAAGTTTCTAGCGTGTTCTGGATTGCTGAATCCTTTTTGCATAATTTCAAGTACCTCATCTTTTTCCATAACACCTTTAGCAACATTAGCAAAAGATTGAGCGTGGCGTTGAAGTGGCTTTGTAAGCAAATTCATATCCACAAAACCTTTTCTTCCATACGAAGGATTACCTCTTGTTGATTCATTAACTACATTTTGAAGTCCGTAAAAAGAATTAGGGTCTTTAATTCCTCCCATATTGTGCCATAAGCCTTGTACGCTACTTCCAGCAGAAATCATTCCTTGTAAATCCTTAACAGGTTCTCCTGCAAGAAGTCTTGCCCTCATTTCAGCAGGCATATCAACTCCTTTAAGCGTAGGATAAACTTCGTCTAAAAATCTTTTTGCAGAATCAACAATAGCAGTTGGTGATGGAGGTTTAACTGGAATAGGCTGTGTTCCATCTGGAAGAGTTTCATTGTTAAACTCGTGAATTAACTCAATTCCATCTGGATGGTCTGGGTTAATTCTAAAGACCGCCATAGGTCTTGTGTTTGCATTAATGCTATTTGCAGCAAATCCCCATCTTCTAGGAAGACCATCTTCACCTAATGGAACTCCTTCATTTATATCTTCATCTATGCTTAGACCAGAATCCCAAGTCTTGCCATTACTTGCTACAACTTCTGACCTAGGAACCCTTTCCGTATGCATAGCACCTTGTGTTCCGTGAGTAAGGAAATTAGTTTGAAGTAACGGAAATGGATTTCCATTGTTCCAGACAACATCATTAGTCAGAGACCTGTTTAAGAATTTTTGGATATTTTCTGCTCCAACCCAACTAGGAGAATTGTCATCTAAAGCACCAAGCCTCACTAAATCTGGAGTTATAGTTGGATGTACATAATCATAATAACTGTCCAACATAGGCTTTGTTGAAAAGTTAGGATTTTCTCCAGAAGAATTAAATAAATCTGAATTTGGATGCTGAGTCGTAGGATTATTAAAACTAACTGTGCTTACATCTTTGTTCCAACCTCCAGATTGCAAAAAAGGATTTCTTGTTGCGTCTGGACCATTTATTAACTTGTAGGCTTCATCGCTGATGTCTGTTTTATGCAAAGACTGTAATTGCTTTAAGTAATTACCAAATGCGTAAATGTTTTCTTGTCCCCAAAGTCCAGAAACACTTGGTTTTAAAAAACTTAAAGATTTCCCAAGGTTTGTTGAGTCAATTGAATATGTGCTTACTCCTTGTTCCGCTGGAAGTTCAATTGCTCCAGCATAACGCTTAGGTTTATGAGCACCACCTGCCGATAGTTGATACGCTCTAGGATTTCCATTTGCATTTACACCAGAATGTTTTCCTTCAAGTATATCCTGCCAAGCAGACATCGGATGTGAGTCATTAATTCTTTTTGAATCTCTAAGTTTTCTTACATCATTCATACTTGAAGAAATTCTATCAATAATTCCTTCGTGTTTTCTTAAAAGATAATCAATATTTTCATCTGTATGGCTTTCTACAAGCAAACCAGTTTTCTTTTCATCAAGAATGGCTTTATCCCTAAGGTCTCTTATTGATTTTCTAAGAGCATCAATTTGTTTGTGCTCTTCTTTTGTAAATGCTGTTGTTAATTCAAACTGTTTTAAATCAAGTTGTTCAACATCGTGAGGAGTTAACTTAACATCAGAATCTCTGTTTCCCCAGTCTTCTCCAAGTGTTGCAAAAAGATAAGCATTTTGACCTTTTTCCAAAGCATTTTCTCCATAAGACCAAAGAGGAGCACCTTGAGACATAAAAAGTTTTGCGTGACTTCCGTCATTGTCTTGCCAAGTTCCTCTTACAATTCCAGTTTTAAGAAAATCTTCATATGCATTAGGTCCAGCAGTTCGATACTGAACTCTTGGGTCTAATTGCAGATTTGGAGATTTATATGTAAGTTCCTTTCTGTCCCATTTTCTTCCACTCTGATTTTCTTGGTTCCAGAAAAGACGCTGTCTTCCTGTATATTTGTCTCTTAAGAGTTCTGTATCAATAGAACCTTCTCCAGAAATGGGTAATTCGTCTGGTGGTAGATTAGCCATAATTATTTCGCTTTTTGTATAAATTTTCTCCGCACATACTCAAATAGTTCGGGTGCAATAGAACCAGAAATAGAGCACAATACAGACTTGTACATCGGGTCAATGGATACCCCATATAGGGCAAAGTAACTGATTACCCCCACAATGCCACCTGCAATGACTTTTCTTGTCCAAATGGCTACCTTGTACTCCTCGTTGGTCAAAATGAGCCTAGCAAGCATCCCAAGCCCTCCAAGGACAGCCATAATCCAGCCACCCTTCTTGAAGTCCTCAATGACAGCCTCAATTGATTGATTATCGGACATACTTTAGTCCTTTCTCGGCAAACTCTTTTGCGAAAATTTCATCCACAGCCTCTTGCTCGTGGTGGAATTGACCAATGAACAATGAGGACTGATTGAACAACTTGAACTGTTGGGTTCCGTTAACCTTTGTTCGAATAATCTGGTAGTTCAGTTTGTTACGGATGACTTCCCATTGCTGGAAGTTCTGACCTTCAACCTGCACATTAGAGATGGCTTCAAAGGAAGTAATGTCTGCAAGTTTCTGCTCGTGAACTGTTGGTGTTTCTAGTGCAGGGTTACTGGCAGTCGGAGCCGTGTGCTCTGTGTTGGCAGGGGCAGGGCTGGTCTGAGTTCTATCCTTAGATGTCCAAGTCTTGTGACCATCTGCTGTGTATGACAGGTCAAAGTACTTCTTAAGGGTTCCTTCAACACTAGGAGTAATGATTCTTGTCTTTAGAACAACTTGACCGTTGCCGTTGACGGCAAAGTACTGAAGTTCACCAAAGTCCTGCAACGGTGACAGCACTTTCTTCATAGTACTGGAGTGTTCTGGCTTACCACCGTGTGCTTCATACGCTCTAATGACAGCACTAGAAAACGCTGGTACTTCAGCAAGCGACCCAAGGATATGACCAGCCTTTGTAGAACTGAACGGAATCAATGTGTTGAATACCTTTGTCGGGGAATAGTTATCATTACCACCCTTAACAAGGCTCTGTAGTGTACGAAGTCTGACAACATCGTCTTCAATAAACCTAGCCATCACCTGTGCCTGTGTGGTGTCGCTGAATGTACCAAGTTCAGAAGTGGGAATCTCGTAAATCTTTACGCCATCAGCACCAAGGAATGTCTCACCGATGTAGTAGAGTTGATATCTGAAATCCTTTCCGTAAGGCTGTCTCTTAATGATGTATCTTCCATCATTGGAAGTACGCATAGAGTCAGCACGAGTCATTACATCTCCATCTTTCCACACAAGATTAGAGAAGTGAACACCATCATCCTTAAGGGAAAGCAAATGGTCCAAAGCCCAAGGTCTTTTTGAAATAAAATTAGTTACCTCACCCTTATACATAGCAATTGAAGCCTCAACAGCACCAACCTTCTTGAGGAGAGACTCAATACGCTCGTGCTCAAGTCTAATGCTGTCAGCATCATTGCCTGTGTACTGGATGTCCTTCTGCTGGTCGGGGAACCATTGCGGGTTGCCTCTGCGTTCAGCCTCAAGTAGACCTTGATGTCTAAGGACACCAGCATCGTTTTCTAGGGCAAGTTTCTGCACAACAGTAGCGTCAAGGTTAACTCTTTCTTGAATCGGAAGAGCCTCGTACAGCGTCTTGGAGTACGGCTTAGTATCAAACATACTAGAAATCTTTCTTCTGTCCATAGACTCCTGCAACTGAGCAAGGAATCCATCCATCTCAATGATGCTCTGGATAGAAAGTTTTTCCGTAAGGAAGGGCTTTGTAGAATTCTTATTCTTAGGGTCTTGCTTCTCGTAGGTTGCAGTATTCTCAGTTAGGTAAATGAATCCACCAACATCCTTTGCATCCTGTAGCCAGTAGTAAGCCTGTTCAATATACTCCTTCTTAAAGGTCATCTGGTCTACCTGCTCTGGAGTCATATCCTTTGTGCGGTCAAGGAACTCAGCATCACTAAGACCTTCAAGTCTCTTAAAGGCATTGATTCTATCCTGTCTTCTTCCAATCACTAGGTCTAGACCATCCTCAACAAACCTAGTAACAAGTGCCTTTGCGTTAGAAGGGACATCAAGGTTATCAAGAATGCCAGATTTGATTCTCTTAATCTCTCTCCAATGGCTATCGATAATAGTATCAGCCTTGTTCTTCGGAATGACATACACATCTGGAGGAACAAGCGTTCTGATAAGCATAGCATCTTCAGCAGAGATAGGCATATCTGGGTTAGCGATATGGTATTCAGCCTTCTTCTGGGCAAAGAACATATAGTCAGCCAGCGTGTATATCTTTCTTCCTCCCTGTACTTCCTTGTTGTACAGGACATAGGCTGGGTCGTTTGAACTACCAAAACTAATCGTCTTCTCTCCTCTAGCAGTAGTTCCAATCTGCCACTCGCTACCACTCCAATCAAGCGGGTGCATAGAACCATACAGGTCGTAGGAAATCTTCGGGAATGCCAGATAGATTTGATGCGTTCTAGGGTTGTTCGGGCTTACGATAAGACTGGAAGAACTGTATCCAAGTTGCTTGGCTCTAGCGTCAAAGGTAGCGAGATGCTTTGCATAGTCTGTAGCGTGAGACTCAGCCAACTGCTTTCTTTCATTAAGGGTTCTCTCTCTTTGCAGAAGATATGCATCAATGTTCTGCCTCTTCTTGTTTACCATATCGATAACCATTTGGTATGCGGGGTTATTGAACTTAGCAATTTGGACAGGAGAGATGTCTGTCTCTACGCTTCCCTTCGGATACTTCCATTCACCTGCTTCAACTCCTGTATCCTTGATAGCCTTTCTAAGCGGGATAGCCTTAGCCTCTTCAGCGTGGATTTCCTTTTGAATCTCAGCCATCTCTTGCTTGGCAGTTTTAATCTCTTCGTATTGAGCACGAGTAGGTCTCTTTGCATTCTGTGCAAGGGCAGTCGCTCTTTCAATCTGTGCTCTGCTACCAGCGGGACCACCTTCTGGAACAGGAACTGCTGGAGGATTGAGTTTTTGAATTAAAAGATTTCTGGCATCAAACTCTGCACGAAGACTAGTAATGTTTTCTTCAATTCTCCTTAGCGGTTCACTCATTCTAGCAACTGCATCCTGCTTTTCCTTTACAGCGGTGATGTCAATTGTCTGCTGAATGCGAACCTCAAGCGGTTTGATTTCAGAATTGAGTTTATAAATTCTCTCTTCGTATGCAGTTTGTTTAGCCTTAAGGTTAGGAATCTCTCCATCCTTATCTCCAGTAATCGACAACTGATGCTGTTGGAATTCCAACTCATCAACGATTCTGTAAAGTTTGTAAGCCTGTGTTTGAAGTGACTCAATCCTGTCAATGGAATCTAGAATTTCTCTTCCATCTTTTCCGACAACACTTCTGAAATGTTCTTCCTTAACGGCTTCAACGAACTTGTTGTCAGCCTTAAGTCTGTCATCCTGTCTGTCTTCTTTCCATCTCTGCTGTAGTTCCTCTACCTTTTTTCTATTAATTGGGTCTTGAACCCAAGCACCTTCTGCGTGGTTAAGACTGCTTCCTTCAAGAACTGTGTTAAGGTCATCTCCAAGGTTAAACTCTGTGCTGGGTCTAGCCTTCTGCCTACCAGCCTCCATAATGTCTTCAAACATAAGACCTCTTTCAGCGGAAACATCCCTAAGCATTGCTTCAACATTAAGATTAACATCCTGCGGTCTCTGGTGAACACGAAGTTGACTTCTGATGTGTGTAGTTTCTTCACCCTTCTTTCCAATAACTTCAACAGCAAGTTTAGGGAACTTCTCAGCGTTCATCTTAACCCATTCTTTAAACAATGGTAGCGTGTGTGTAGCACCAAACTCACGAGCGTGTTTCTTGGCTAGATAATACTCCTGTGTAAGCGTCCACTCAGCATCCTTCATACCTTCTGGTCTAACAGGGCGAGGTTCCTTTGGTCCTTTGTCTGCCTGTTTTTCAGCCCTATCAAGGAGCAAGTTAATCCGTTCAAGTCTGCTACCAGTAATGCCTCTCCAGTTGTCTGAAGCAGTCATCATACCTTCAAGGAATGCTGTATGCATATCCTTCACAGTAACAGCAGAAGACTTCTTTCCTACAACGCCTTCAGTATCTGGAAGGTATCTGGGTGTCATAGCCTTACCACCAGTAAGGTTCTTAATCTTACCCATATTGATTACGCTAGTCCACATCTCGTCCTTTCCTCCATCAACCAATCCTTTAAGCCATCCCTGTGTAACCTTAATTCCACTAGCCTCTGCGTATTGTTGAGCAAGGAACTGAACCTTAAGTTTAACCTTTTCAAGATTCAACTTATTGTAATCCAGAAGGTTTTTCATTCCGTCATAAGCACCTTGATGCTGAATGAGAAGTTGTGACTGAGCCTGTCTTTCTTTTCTGATTCTTACAATGTAATCCATTGTAGGCTCTCCCTGCAACATAGGCATCTTGGTATCAAGCCAGTTGGCTGTGTCATACTTACCGCCTACTCCATTTTCCTTTGAGTATCTATCCTGCTGTGCCAGCCAAGTCTGCTGTTCAGACATAGACATCTTCGAGAACTCTGGGAATGCACCCAAGTCCAGAAGTTTCTGTTCTAGTGCATAGATTCTGTTCTGTGCATTGCGTACATTTTGGTCTGCATTTTTGATGTCTGCATCAATCTGCTTTTCAACTTCCTTTACCATATCAGACGGAGACCACATTTCTTCTGGGTATGCTTCCTTGCCGTCTGCGTACCTTTCCTTACGAAGTTTTCTGTAACGCTCCATATACAGGTTTCTTACTTCACTTTGGTGCTTATCAATTTCAGCCTGTAACTTTTTAATCTTAACAAGGTTTCCTTCCTTGGGGTCTAAAACTTTATCAATTCTACCCGCTTCTTTTTCTTTGAAAGCCTTAAGTTTATAATGGAATGTGCGGTACATCTCTTTCACATAAGCATCAAAAGACTTTGTGTTAAGGTTACCTTTCTTAAGGTTCTTGATAGCCGTAGCCATCTCAAGCATAGTATGAGGAGTATCAATAACAGTAACACTTCCATCCTGTCCCATCTCAAGGATGACACCCCTATCAGTAAAGAGTTTACCCTTTAGGTCTGTAATCTGCTCTCTGAGCGTTGCGAGTTCATCGGCAGAACCCTTACGCTTAACAATAGAAGTCTTGTTCTTTCCAGACGGAACAGTTCTTTCAACAACTCCATTGGCAAAGTCACGCTCAAGTTGGTCAATTCTCTGCTGAGTATCAATGTCACCTCGTCCTCTTTTCCTATCTGGTTCTCCATCTCTCTTAGGAAGAGCCTCATCAATAAGATAGTTTTCGTACTTCCTTACAGCAACATAATGGTTGCCCTGTTTGTACAATGCAAAATTAGAAAAGTCCTGTCCACCAAGCATACCAACATCAGCCTGTTTGTCCTCGGCAAGCCATTTTGTAATGATGTAGTCCTTAACTGGTCCGTGTACTTGACCGAAATTCATAGACAGAGCGGTTGCTGGCTGTCTCTTTACGATAGCGTGTGTGGCTTCAGATAGAAACTCTCTGATAATCTTTCCTCTTTCTGTGTTAGAAGCAGTACTAGAGCCTTCTTTCTTCATTGGCTTGGTAAGGATAGCCTCACCAGTACGCATATCACGAAGGATAAGAGCAGAGTCATCAGCCCAAACGCCTTCTTCAATGACCTTAAAGTGAGTGCCTTCAAAGTCCCAGATATTGTGACCATCAATGGTCATCAGCGTGTCACCAGAACCAGCAAACAGTTTCTGTGTAACCTTAAACACTTTACCTTCTTTTGTTACATCACGAGTGTCTGGACGCTTTGTCCAGTTGATGCCTTCAAAACCATTTTCCTCAAGTTCAATTAGTGCTTTGACTAGGTTTTCTCTGAGAGCCTTCTTCTTGTCTATGACAATTTTCTTTCCGTCAACAGACTCTCTTTCTGCGTATTCATAATACAGTCTCACGCTCTCAGCAATAGCCTCATAAGAACCAAGTTTGATTAAACCTTTTCTAGACTGGTCATACAGAACGGCTCTAACCATTTCTGCAATCTCCCTATGGTTAACAACCTTATTGTCCAATGGAATATCAAGAGCGGTAAGGGTATCAAGCACACGCTCGTGGAACTCAGAGGTAAGCATTCCTTCAATCTTTTCAGAATGCATTCTGAACAAAGCACGGCTCATCTCTGCCTCTTTCTTAACATCTCTATACTTGTCCCAAGACTCCATAAGGCTACCACGCTGACCCCAGCCAGCCTCAGTAAGGGTCTTAAATACAAACGCCCTAGTCTTCTCAGCAAAAGCCTCTTTCAATTTCTTCTCGTTAACAATATCCATAAGACTGCCATCAGTTAATGGAATCTTGTTAGCCAACTGTGCATCAAGCAGGAAGAAGATATCCTTCTGTGCATCATCAAACTTTTTGTAAAACTTCTTTGGACCACCGTGCTTACCATAAAGGTCATCAACAATGCTTTGATTTGTCTGGAGCCATTCAGCAGTAGTTCCCTTCTTGATTGCATCAAGGTACTCTGGGATAGCCTTAAAAATCTGGAAGTCTCTCTCACTCATTTCAGCAATATGTGCAAGCATTGGGATACCGCTGTCCTCAATCTTTCTGCCAGTAAGACCACCCTTCTTCTTAATTCTTCCAAGCACAGTTCCGTTAATTTCAAGAACTTCTTTCTGGATATCCCTTCCAGCAACCCTGCCAGTAGTTACGGTTTTTGCATTTACGCTGACTCCACTAAGAGCAACATCAGCAATCTGATTAAGAACCTCTGTAGGAGCAACTGGGAACTTCTCTCTTAAAGCCTTAATGGTGTGACTTCTAAGTTGGCTCGCAATCTTTGCTCTGTCTGCTGGACCAAACTTTTCAGCCTGTTCTTTTTTCGTCAGTTGTTTGACCTTAGCAAGTTGTTCTTGGATAAGACTATCAAGACCTTCTTCGGTAAGGCGTTCTGGGTTCTGCAAGACGGTGTTTCCATCTTCAGATACAATATGAGAAAGGAATGCTTTCTGGATATCAGCCTCAGTATAGTTTCCTTTCTGCAAAGCCCTAATCTTATCTTGAAGGACTTCGGTAATTGTCTTGGGAGGATTATGTGTTGCAGTCCTAGGCTTCTTAGCAGGGCTAAAGGCAAAGTAATTAGCCTCTGCTCTTCTGGACACATTTTCAATGAACCTTCTGTTATCAAGCAAGGCAACGGCAGTACTATTAGTATCTGCAATTCTGTTATGATACTGATACTCAACGGAGTTGATTCCGTTTTCATTCATAAACTTAACAGTTTCTGGAGTGAACAGCCACACATCAAGGTCGTGACCTTCGTGCATAAGCACATTTTCGTGAGTGTTAAACAGTTCACCAACCGTTACGCCTTCTCCAGTCTCAATTGAAAGCAGTTCAGCCAGTAGGGATTCTCTGCTTTTTCCAGTCAGTTCAGACATTCGATTGACTAGAACTCCAGCAACATCCTCAACTGTAGAAGTTGGGTGCAGGTCGCTTAGGTCAATGTGCTTCTGAGTGTCAATGTATCCAGTCTTCATAGACCCCTTGCTTACCAAGGAGGCAAGACCCATATCTGGAGTGTAGTGAAGCCAGCCTGTATCAGAGAAGTATTCACCACCTCTAGAGCCAAACCTATTACCAAGACCTTCGTCTACATAATCAAACACAGACGATTCACTCTTTCTTTTCTGTGAAGAGTATGGCTTATTAAGAGAATAAACTGCAAGGACTTCTCCATCCTTGTTTCTGTATACGCTATTCTGAAGTGCAGAAAGTTCGTGCGTTCTGAGCGGGTTGCCTTCGTGGTCTCTCTTAACCTTAGCAGGGCTATGGTTGTACTGGCTTCTGACATAAGCAGAGTTCCAATCAACACCGAATCCTTCACCATTTCTGGTAGTGATTCTTCCCATTCTTCTGATGTTCATATCAAAGATGACATCGGGAACCTCAACTTTCTTTCCTTCCATTCTGTTCTGTAGTTTCCATCTAGGATTGGAATGCTCACCTCTGCGAACCATCTCATTAGTAGGATGGAAGCCAAGAACGGCATTAGCAATCGTTCTCATATGACCAGCATCTCTAGCACCTACAGCACCATTGGCTTGGAAGATTCTAATGCCACCTTCTTTAGACTCAGAGTTTGAATAATGAGTAATCAAGTCCTTACAGGCTTGGTACAGGTTTGTCTTATCTCCAAAAAGTTTTCTTACAGTTCTCCAAGACATACCAGTCTCAACCCACTTAGCCCAAGCATAGTCAACACGCTTAATTAGAGCATCGTGGTCAATGGCTGTAACTTTAATCTGAGCAGTACCAACGCTCATTTCTGGCTCACCATCAACCATTCGTTTATTTCGTTCAAAGTACAGGTGCAGTTCAACAGGAATGAAGTTAGTGTGGCGTACTCTTTCTTCACCTGCTTCGTATGTGATACGGCTACCATCATTATTTTCCTTCTGCTTTGCCATATACTCAGTCTTGGCAATGTTAGATACATTCTTAGCAAACACGCCTTCTCTCGCCATCTCGATGATGGTGTTAAGTTCAGCAAATCTCTTCACGGTATTAGCAGGAAGGTGGTCGGAAAGAATCTTAAGTTCGGCAGTAGACGCTCTTCCAGTAATAGTGATTCTTGGATTACCTTCCCAGACGCTTTCCCAGAACTTCTTACGCTTGTCGGTAGACCATCTGCCAGAACCAGAAGTGTCTTCACCAGCAACTTCTTCAGCGGTGGCGATTTCGTCTTCGTCAATTGTCTTTCTCTTCTTCCTAGGGGTGGCTGGTTCTACTTCATCCCAATGGTCTGCAATTGCTCTTCTGTTCGGAAGTTTGTTTTGTACTGGCTTAGTTCCAGTAACCTCTTCTTCCAACTGCTTCTTTGTCTTAGGCTTCTTTGGCTTACCTCTAGAGAACGCCATTGGACCATCTCCACCATTGTTTCCGTTAACAGTAATCTTAAGACCTCTCTGGCTCTTATCTAGTTCAAGGATGCTCCGCAGAACATTCTGCATCGAAACAGCGGTTTCCTTATCAAGGTCAGATTCAGATGTACGCTTAAGACCGCCAGTAGCGTCCTTGCTCCACAGATGTTCCAACTCGTTTACAACAGCACCCTCAATGCCACCACCCTTACGAGGATTAATAGTCCAGCCAGTATACATCTCCTTAGAGGCAGTCTTGACAAAATGCTCCATCAACTTTTCCAGTTTAGGAATACGGACTCTCTGACCAGTTTTCTGGTCAAGGAAGAAGTGGTCGATGTTAGTTCCGAAATTAAAGTGAGCACCAGCAGAGGTTAAGTCTGTGTGCATAATGTTCTGGTAAGAATCCTTAGCCAGTTGAACAGCGTTACGGATAAGACCTAGGTCACCACCCTTAAGGAGATAGTCGATAGGCTTGTCTTCAATGAAACGATTCCAGTACGAAGCAAGGAACTCCTCAAATAGGCTGTGCATCTTGCCACCAAGGTCTTTACCTTCTCTGAAATCGTTGATGACCTCGTCCCAATGCTTATCAAGTTCTTGGAAGTGACCATCATTAACAGGAGCCTTCTTTGCAGTTTCTTGTTCAAGACCAACATAGGATTCCTTGAACTGTTTAAGAAGTTTAAGTGCCTGTTCTTTTGGCATACGATACAGAGCACCCTTATGGTCATCCGTACCAATGAGGGCTTGCATTGCATCTTGATGAAACACTTCACGATATCTTTCAGACATCATAAGCGTGTGGAAGAGTTCTTCCTTAACGGCAGACTTAACAGCCCTATCAGCGTTGATGATGGTAACCATTTCACCGCTAAGTTTCTGTCTAAAAGCAACGCCACCCCAAGTATCAGCCTGTGCCAGTTTAAACTTTTCGTAATCAACCCACTCGGCATCAGTCATTCTGGCTTGGATTTCCTGCTCAGTAAGAATCAGTCTTCTTACATTACGCTGGAGTCTTTCAGCAGAAGCAATGTCAGACATAACTTCCAACTTAGCCTTTTCGCCACCGCCCTTACCATCGTTATAATCTCTCTCAACATTTGTAAGGAGTCGATGGAGACCCTGCTGGTTAGCCAAATCATAGTGCTGAGTAGACCACAGGAAGTTCTTAATCACTTCGTTAGGGGAATTGCCACCAGCGACAGTATTATGGAAAGCACCAATCTGGTGGAAAGCACCACCAAGCACAAAGCCAGAACCAATGCCATTGTAGAAGCCTTCTTCACCGCCAAAGGTAAAGCCAAACGCACCACCATACATACCAGCGTGTAGTGTGGTATGAGCCGTAGCAGTACCCCATTCAAGGAACGGAGAGCCAGTCTTAGCCCAAGTGTTAGCCATAGCCGAAACAACCTTACTCTCAGACTCCATAGCAATACGCTCAGAGAGTCTCATACCAGCATTCTTGGGGGCTTCTCTAGCAATTCTAGCACCTGTTTCAACAGCACCAGCAAGACCCTCTCCAAGTTTAGCAACACCCCAAGTAAGGGTAGTTACAGACCAAGCAGGAATCTTAACAGCATTCATACCAACAGCAGTCATAGCACCTCTACCAAGGTCAGACTTGTCAACAACTTGACCAGAAGTTCCGATGAAAGCATCGATTTCAAATGTATCTTTAAGGTCTTTTAGAAGTGATTCTTCAACCTTAAGAATGCCAGCAGACAATCTTCCAGCACTTTCACCAACCTTTTTAGCATTACCTTCAATACTCTTAGATGCCCAGATGCCAGCACTAGCCAACTGCTCGTTAAGACGAAGCATTCTGTTTGCACTATTCATACCCTTAGCAAGGGCAGATTCGATTCCGAAATTAGGTGCTACCCAAGAAGGGTCTGCAACATAACTAATAGCCATAACTACAGCAGGATTCCAAAGTTCAACTTTGTGACCACCAACCTCAATTTCTTTTGGAAGAAAATAGCCGTTTCTAGTGTGCTCCTCAATGCTCTGTCTGAGGTCTAGCATATTCATCAAGTTAGAGTAGTACTCTTCATCACTATTGTTCTTCTTAAATAGCATCTTGTGAATCAAACTGTCTTCATTAAACTTACCTTCCTCGTACATATGATACCAATTGGCAGTACCCATAATAGCACCTTCAATAACAGAACCTACAACCTTTGGGACTTTAAGGTGCAAAGCATCTCCGATTAGTTCATAAGCACCAGAGCCAAGGTCGCTTGCGGTAGCAGACATTGCACTTGTAATACCATTCCACATATCGACTTCTTTAGTCTTCATATGCTCACGGTAAATAAGAGCCTGTTTAAAGGTAGGTCTATGACCTTCTGCACCAAATCTAGCAATCATTCCAGCAACAGCCTCTCCGTCCAGTTCTTCAGAGGGAGCCTCATCTGCCCTTGTTTCCTCCTCAAGGTCTGTCTTGGGGTCAGCAACGGCTACCTGTGACGGCAGGATGTATCCCTGCTCAGATGCAATCCTACGAAGGTCTTCTTCGGAGGAATAAGTAAAGTTTTGCGATTCCATTATTGGGGTTTATGGGTTCTTGCGGAAGCCCTTTCAGCAAGGTCTCTGGCTTTTAGTTCTTCGAATGTGGGAATACCAGCCTTATCTGCATATTTCATCATCTTAGCCATTGTCTCCTTGCTTACTGCATTAGGCTTATCTTCAAGAACCTTGCCACCCATAGCAGTCCACTTACCAAGAATCTTGTTTCCGATGATACGCTCCATAGCGTTAATAATTTCAATCTGTTCAGCGGGAGTAAATGTCTTAAGGAATGAGTTGTCGGTTACCATTGTGGTAAGTCGTGCATTGTCCTTGTCGGTTTCCTGTCCGCTTGCGATGAAGTACTTTCTGTAAGTCTGAGCCTGTAGGGACAGATTCTCGTATTTCTGATTGTATGAAACGCTAAGATTCTTCTCAACAACGCCAGCACCATTAATCAGACTCTTCATCTCTGCACCAATTCTTCTGATATCTACGACAGCACCTAGACCTTCGCTGACAAACTGGGAATCTTCAACTGGGTTAGGAGACCTAAGATTGTCAATAGTGCCATTGTAAACAAGGGTGAACCCATTTCCTTGAGGACCATAATGAAGTCCCTTTCCAGCGTGTCCCTGTAGCCAAGTGTTAGTACCAAGTCTGTTCTGCTCAAATTGATTCTTAGGTGCTTCAGCAGTAACCTGTGAAAGGCTATTATACGGAACCCATCTTTCGTTAGCACCCTTGCCAACTTGAACAACCTTGTTGCCTTGACCATCGTATGACCACGGAATGCGATGACCAACATTCAGAATCTTAAATTGCTCAAAAGAGAATGGCATCTTGTCTCCCATTCTTGCCGACACAGCGTCATATCTAGCCTTCTCTTGGGCATCTGGGTGAATAGGAACTTCAATCTTAGTTACAGAAATGCTGTCAGTAGTGCCTGTTACATCAACCCAAGCCTTGTCAAAAACAGCACCATTGGGAACCATCCCAACGCCATAGTTCTTAGCAAGTCTTTCTTGTACTGGCTTAGTCTTTACAATGTTTTTAGCCATTGCATACGCACCATTCATATTTGAAATTGGACCACTAAATCCTTCTGGGAAGAATACCTGTGCCTGTGCTCTTAGGGCTGGAGATTCAAGTTCAGTACCAACCTTAAATGCGTTTCTAATGAACTTTTCAGTAGCACCACTATTGCGATGTAGTTCTTGATTGTCCTTTAATGGAAGTTCTGGGTTAAAAGGAACCTTTGCATCTGTAATTCCAGCAAAATGCTGTGCAGTAGCGTGAGAAGGATAGTCATCGTAAACCTTAATCTGTGCATCGTGCGTTTCCCTTGTAACTACATCTTCAGCCTTAAGACCATTCTGAGCCATCACAGATTCAATGTCAGTCTGCCAAGCAAGAAGTTCTCCTGTCTTAGAATACAGGTCACCAATTCTGTGCTGGGTTACAATCTTTTTTTCACCAATGGCTGTAGTAGCAACCTTCTCTCTTTCAATGTCAATTAGAGCCTTCTGTGTTGCAACACCACGCTGGAATTCAGCGTCTTTTCTTTGTGCGTCTTGTTCAGCAAGTAGGAGAGTTTTCTCTCTAGCCAGCATTTCTCTGCCCTTGATATCGTTGTCAAACTCCTGCTGTTTCTCAACCTTGTACTTATTCTCATCACCCATCCACGCTCTAAGTTTGTTGGTATCAATACCAGCCATACCCTTAACCGCAGTATCAGTAGTAGACCAATCATTACCGCCAGCCTTAAACGCCTCCTTAATAAGCAAAGCAGTATGAGATGGAGCAGTTGAATCTACTTCAAAATCACCTCTGCCACTATCATCATTAGGGTCTTGTCTTAGGTATTTCATCGCAGATGTTATGGCGTTTTGTGCCATAATATCGTGCTCTGCCTGTTCTCGCTTGTACCCAGTATAAGCCTCTCCCACGCCCTGTCCAAAGTCAGCGATGCCCTTTCTTAGCATCTCGCTGATTTGACCAACAGCAGGAAGAATGTTAATCTGACCTACCTGCTCAGATGTGTATTGTGTAAATGGATTAGGCATATGCTTTACTTAGCCCAGCCAGATTTTAGAGCAGAACCAGCCCCGCTCATAGCACCGCTAATCATCGCCGCATTATTAGAGGCAGTAGCAGTTCTAGCCTGTAGTTCAGCATTGTAGTTACTAGCGTAAATGTTCTGAGCCATCTGAGACTCTGGCTTAACATAGGATGGACCAAGGTTGGTGTTCATACCCATAGCATTACCAGCAATGCCTGTAGGACTAAAGCCCTGCATAATGCCAGCCATCATCGGAGAGCCATACTGGGCATAAGCCTGTCCAGCCATATTGGTATCAGAACCAAGCACAGCACCAGCAAAGGTTCTGGCTCTATCCTGTCTCTGTTGTCCCATCTGGTAACCGCCAAGAATTTCGGAAGCCAAGCCATAGTTGCCACCAGCCATACCACGCTGAGTAGCCCCAGCCCTAGCCATCTGTGTAGCCAATGTATTCATCTCTGGAGTAAGGCTGAACCCAGCATCAAGGTCTGAAAACGCCTGTGAGCGGAGTCTGTCTTGAATGCCAGCCCCGCCACCAAGACTTGCCTCGTATGCAGTTCTGCTACTTCTAGCAAGAGGCTCCATCGTGTTCTTGTTCATCGACTCAGCATACTGCCCAGCCAACTTAGAAAACGGGTCCATCACCTGCCCATAGAAAGATAGAAGATTCTTGGACTGACCAAGCATCTGCTCCATCTGCATTGCTTGCATCTGCGGAACAATCCTACGCTCCGCATCCATAATGATGGGAGCCATATCTACTTGAGCACGAATCGTATCAACCGATTCCTTGTAATAATCTCTAGGCGGTGGAGCCTGTACTTTTGTTGAACCCATATTAGTTATTTGTTAAATTTATGATTAGTTCTTTTTTGAGTTTCTGCACAATATCTCCTCGTTGTGAAAAGATTTGGCTGTTCTCATCCCCTCTAATCTCTGGGAATCTACTGTCGATTTGACGGCAAATGTTAGCCCTAGCATCTTCATTGTCAACCAAAGCGTCCATAATGAAGTAGTCGTTGTCAATATATGTGTTTCCAGAACATCTGAATACATCTTCAAGAGTCGGAGTATCCACCCATCTGCCAATTGGGTAGATGATTACGACTCCGTTGACCTCATCGTTTACCTTATTGATAAACATCCATTCCTTTTCCATCGCCCACTTCAGCCAGTCATCAAGATAGTCTAACTGAAAGACAGGGCGTTTGCCGTTGTCTTTGTTCTCGTAGACAAATCTACAAGTGCTCTGGAAGTCTTCTTCTGTCATCAAGCAGTCTTGAACTTGCTTACGGTTTTATGAGAAGGACTGGTCGTGGTATTGCAGTTAAGTTCAGAGCCAGCGGTATTTACTCCAGCAAAATGACAGGCAACCGTTCTAATAGTGTGAGTGCCAGCAGGAAGAATAATGTTATAGATATACGGAGTAGTAGTGTATCTCGCAATTCCAATGCTAAATGTGTCTCCAACTGTAGTAGTTGTAGTAACATTGTTTACACTAGAAATTAATTGACAACCATAACCATAGTTGCCAGCCCCCGGAGCAATGTTATTATACAACGAAGAAACAAGATGTACTTCCCAAGTCTCTTCATCTGGAACAACAAAATCTTCAGTATAAGTAACTTTACCAAAGTTCATCCAGTTATTAGACCAAGCCGCAAATCGATAAACGCTGTCCGTTCCAAGCAGAGTAACAGTAGTAAGAGGTGTAGTTACTTTAGAGTATAGACCAAAAATCGGAGTACCCTTGAACTGTACAGTACCTGTAAAATTACAGACACCCTTAGCAGTAAGGGCAGACTCAGTAACAAGATTACCCATACATTGTGTAGCACCGTTAAACTTGTTGATTCCATCTGAATAAAAACCACCTGTAATAGAAAGGTTACTAGCAGAAAGAACACTAGGAGCCTTAACATACGAACAAGTTCCAGCCCCTTGAATAGACTTAGCAAACAGAACATAGTTAAGTTCATCTGGTGTAACAGAAGAGATTTCCCAAGTTCCATTGAAGTCAGTAGGACCAGCAGTAACCGTGATAACTTGACCAGCAACAAGACCGTGTCCAGCAGACACAATTTTTACGGTTGTAATTTCGCCAACAGTTGTAGGAGAAATCGTCTTAAGAGTAACAATAGTTCCAGCGTTAGGAGCAAGGGTGATATCCTTAAGAGCCTGTCCTGCTAGATTGAAAGAACAAGTAAGAGGGCTATTAAGGAAACCTGTAGCCGTAATCTTTCTAAGTTTAGTGGGTGGCGAAGTAGCAGACAAATCGTGAATCAAGAATGAGTCACCTACCGCTACTGTGTTTACGGTAAGGGCGGTCTGTCCAATGATTGCATCATCATCAAGACTAGCGTTGTTAATGTGATTGTTGAGTCTGTCACCAGTTACCTGTTGACCGTCAACAAATGTGTCCCCTCGTTTAATTTGTGCCATAAGTTATTTTTTGCTAATGTTGTTCTGAGTCCAGACAGTTGCGTACACAAAACTAGAGCGAATTGTGGGTCTGTCGTTATCAGATGTAAATTTTAATTGAATGCCAGAACCGTTTTTTCTGATAGGATTTCTACGCATAGAGTCCTCGCTAGTAGTGTAACTATAACCTTCAATAGTAGTAAGTGAGTCTGGATTTGTAACTACAGCCTCAGTAGTGACACTACTTGAGCCTTCAGAGACCATTTCAACTTCAACTGTACTAAACCTCTTTTGTCCAAGGCTTTCGAAGTTATAGCGTCTTGTCTGAAGAACTCCTGTAATTTTATTCTTAGGGAAAGAACTTTCATCAAGCAAGGCACTCAGTCCATTGCCACAGGCAAATGGAAGAATAGGCGTACCTTGATTAGGGTCTCCAATAGCCCAGTCTTGATACTCATCGTAATTCAATTCATCCATCAAAAAGATGCCTTGATTTGTATCTACAATAAACACTCTTTTTTCGTTGTTACGCTTACATACGATAAAGTTAAACACATCAAACCCAGCAGGGTAAGTGTCAACGGACTCCCATCCTTTTAGGATAAAGTTGTAAACAAGAACGCAGTTGTTTGTTTCAGATGTACCAATTGGTACGGCAAGGTAGTATCTGTTGTTAAAGTAAATGGCAACAGACCTGTATGCGGTAGTCTTATTGATAGTCTGAATGACATCGTTAATCTGTGCAGATAGAGGTTCAGCAACAGTCAGAAGCCTAACAGAGTCATTAGACGAGTTGTTCTGAGGCTGTAGGAAATACACGCCATTGTCGGACAAGAACAGGATGCCACCATTGGCTTGGACTACAGTTCTCTTTGCAAGACAACCTGTGTCAGTAACAAGAGACTTGATAAAAGATGTGGTAGAAAGACCATCACCAGTAGAGTATCTGCCAAGACCAATGTTTACATAAAAGATGCTGTTTCTAAGGAAGACAAGAAACTCATTAAGAGTCCAAGGGGTCATTGCTACTACTTCATCATTACCACCTTGGTTAAAAAGAAATTCATCAACCGCATCCCAACTCAAGTGTTCCAGATAGTTAGCAACACATACGGCATAGTTAGACCTTCCTTCGCTTAGATAATGCTGACCTGTGGCAATTAGTCTGTTGGCGTAATAGAGAAGTCCGTTACAGTTAGGGAACTGGTAGCCTTCTGGCTGTGTTGCTGGAGCAACAATAAGAGGGTCATATGTACCAAACGGAGTAATGGAATTAGCCAAGTCCCAAATCAAAGGTCTCTTGTTATGACCTCTTGTAATAAAGACCTTCTCCATCGCATAACAGATTTCACAACCATCACTTGTAGTAATAGTTTCTCCAGCAAAAGAAATTGGACCAGTAACGCCAGATGTCTGTGGATTGTATGTCCAAAGTTCATTAGTAAAAACACCGCCAATCACAGAACCTGTAATTAGGACAATTACTTCCTGTGCTGTGTTGTCCAGATAAGAACCACAGCCATACACGGTCTTGCCAATGATATCGCCAAGGGTAAGACGCTTAATGCCTTTGCGAACTGTCGCTACACCTCTGTCTAGACGAAAGTTTTGGGACTGAGTAACAGTACCCTGCTGAAGATGGGATGGGTTGTCTCGGCTGTTTAAGCCAGTAAAGCCCATATCCCCATCTTTCTTATACTCAATGGGCATTAGTCCCCCTTCTTCAAGGCGTTAAGAAGTGCCTTACCTTTGCTGATGGTCTTGGAGTCAGCGTTCTTAACGCCAATCCAAATGCCAGCAATAAGGAATACTGTGTGAGTAATTAGAAGTATGATTATGGAGGTCATAGATTAAGGAATTTGAACCCAATTACCGTTTTGGCGAACATACATATAACCATCATTAGGAGCATCGCCAATACCCTGCTGGTCGTAAGATGACAGAGGTTCCCAAGCATTGTTGATGCGAATGTAGGGAACGCTGTCGTTGCTTGCATCGGAGAAACTGCCACCATCATTTCCGCTACTTCCCTGTGGTCCTGTATCGCCCTGTGGTCCTGTATCGCCCTTATTGGCTATAAGTTGCCAAGAGCCTGTGTAAGAAGGAGGAGGGTATCCAGCACCACCAATGTAATTATACATCACATAACTTGAACCTTCAAATGTGACAAAATCTCCAACAGAATAAGTGTAACCGTTATCGTAAGCACCATTATAAACCCAAGCAGTTGCATTGGCTCCAGCAGGTCCAGTAGGTCCAGTAGGTCCAACAATACCTTGAGATGCTGTAATCTGTACCGTGCCGTCAGAAAACTTAATACCATTACCATCAACTTTTAGACACGCAGTAGCATCTGGAGCAACGCCAATGCCAACCTTACCAAACTGGTCTACCACAAATTTGGTAGAGTCTGGAGTTGCGGAATCTTCAACTTCAATGGCATTACCAATACCTGCCTGTGTAATGCGAAGACCTGCAACAGTTGATGTGCAAGAAATAATTTGATTGTTTGAGAAAGTGTTTCCTGTGTTTGTGTTAGCAACAGTCTTTAGAGTCCCAACTGAGTCTTTAAAGTTAAGGTTAGTTCCAATGTAGATATCACCTGCTACACCAACAGTTGGGATTACCCCAATCCCAATATTTAGACTTGAACCGCCAGCCGTAGGAGGGGCAAGATTAATTTTTCCAGTAAATGTAGCACCAGCCAAATTAGCCTTACCATCAAGGTCGTTAAGAACAACAAACCTGTTTACCGATGTAGCAGACGGTGCGGAACTAATGGCATCCAGAGAAGGTTGCGAAATTTCCGTTCCGACTTCTACAACATTTGTAGGAATCTGAGTACCAACTGAGGCAGAGATTCCCATTAGACTTGTGCGTAAGCGAGGTGAACGACAGTACTAGCAACAGACGAACTGCATCTGACAGTACCGTTGTAGTTATCGATGTTAATGTTACTAAGCGGAGGAACAAGAATTCCAACAGCACCAACACTATCAAAAATGACAGTCACATTGGCGGTGGCAGACTTGTTCTGAATAAACACCATTGTTCTTCTAGTGGGAAGAGCAGGAGGGGTAAGGATTTCTACAACCGTGTTAGGCGTAGCGGACATAGTGATGTCCGAATGAACCATCTTTCTTACGGATGGGGAGGAGAAGTTAATATAGGAGGAGGACATTAAGCGTATGGATTAGTAAAGTTGATTTTTCGTGTTTGATTTTGCTGTCTGCAATATTTGTCTACTTCAATGGCAATCATCATTTCAGCCTTCTGTTCAAGACCAGCACCTTCTTGAATCTTGCCTTCAGAGATTAGGAAATTAGCCGCCATACCCCAAGCCATATAGTTGCCAAAGATGTAGGGAATTGAAATCTTTGTCCATTGGGTAGGGTTATTGCTAGGGTTAGAGCCAGCGGTAGTAGAACTAACGGTACAGTAGTAGAAATCACCGCTGTGAGGCTTACCAGTTACAGGAACATAAGTGCCAGTAGCGGAGCCAGAGTCAAAATAAATCTGTGCATTCTGGTAGTACACATCGGTGGCTTTCCAGATTGTGCCAGTAAGGGGAATAAACTTGGTTCTATAAGAATAGAAACCAGCCGTAAATAGACCGCTAGGAAGAATCACCCTTACGGATGTGCCTAGGTCATAAATCTCGTATTTAAGTTCAAGTGCTCTGGAGGTGATTTGTGGGTTCTTGTCAAATACACCAAGAACTTCACCAGCCGTAGCCATCGGAGCAAAGTAAGTTACTCCAGCCGTGTCAGTAAGGGCAGTAAATGTAGTCAGTCTGATTAGGTCTGGGAACTCCTGTGACTCCCAAACTTCACGCATACGAGCCGAAGCAAAGTCTCTAAACTGTGCAAAGGTCTCGTCATTAATATTGTGTCTGTCGTTACCGCTATACTGCAACGACTCAAATAAGATTTGGGAAAATTCTGTGGTACGCATTAGGTAATGAATCCGTCAGCACCGAATACTGTGCCTTGGACTACTGTCTTTTTAACATAATTCCGCACCGCACATTCTGGGTTATCCCGAAGGAACTCCCGCATAAATTGTTTATCCTTCCAGCAATCGTAGCCAAGTCTATGACCCCAATAGTGAAAAGCATCATCTGGAATGTTGGCAACCTTACGCCCGAAACCTTCAATATTGTTGGCTTCGTGCGTATGGTTGAAATGAGCCATCTTAGTGGCGTTAGCCTTGGCAACAGCCTCATTCATTCTCCAACCGTGGATGAGTTCCCGCTCCAAATCCTTATGGAGATGGGCGGGAATCACATCGACAAGTGACTGAACGATATCTTCAGCCACGAATTAGTTACGAGGTGAAGTCGAACTTAGCGAGACCGAGGGGATTCTTGACGATGCAAGTAGCCACGGCTTCGACAAGTCGAGCAGGACCACCACCATTGTCAGTCAGTTCCTTGACCTGTGCGATGTTGCCACCATAACCAACGCCAACCAAGTCCATATTCAGCAGGTAACCGCAGAAGTTGTTCTTAAGGAAGAGAGAGGTGTGGAGACGAATCGAGCCAAAGTCACCTTCGAAGACATCGATACCAGACTTGTACACGCTGGCTTCAGAGTCTCTGTTAAGAGTTCTGATGACCGAAGCGGTGTTAGCCGTACCATTCTGTCTGGTCGTGTAGGTGAGGTTCGTGAAGGCTTGCTTCAACTTGTAGCCAACGAGACCGTCAAAGGACTGCGAGCGACCAGTCTGTTCAAAGACCGAAGCCAGCATATTCTGACAGACCGTTTCATCAAGGAGGGCAGTACCAACCGTGGAGATGCTGGCGGTAGGAGTGCGGAACGGAGCAGGGACAGCCAGATAGGTGTCACCTGTGAAGTCGTTCTTAATCCAGCCATCGAGACCACGAGTAGCATAACCCTGCGAAACGCCATCGTCAGCCTTGGGAAGATTGCCAGAGCAAAGAGTCTTCTCCATAGTACGCTTGATGGTTTCGGTAGCCTTACCAACATTGTTGGCGAGTTCCGACTTAACACCAGCGATGACAGCGATATCAGTTGTCAGAGGAGACACACGAGTTGCCTGTCTGAAAATCTGAATGTGGTTGGAGAGTTCGTAGCGGTACTGAGTAGCACCGTCTTTAACGAAGTTCTTGATGGAAGCACCATTCGGGTCAACATCCGTACCGTCAACGATACCAGCCTGTTCGGAGGTAACGGTGGGGAGGGAGTCAGCCTGCCATCTGAACAGCGTGTTGCCAGGTTTAGCAACCTTCGGAGCCATAGAGGTGAACGGAGTGGACTTCGCATCGATGAGCGAGATGATGTCAGCGAGGGCTTCCCGCTTACCGCTGACGATATTTCTTTCTGTGAGACTTGCCATAGTAGTAGTTTTTTAGGTTACAGGAACTTGTTCATAATAATATCTGTAAGGTCTTCAGTTCTGCCAGACTTGGCGAACTTGGCGTATGCATTTTGACTGCGAACTTCCTGCTTTTGAACAGTCGGTGCTACACCACTAGAACGAGGCTGAACAGGTGCTTTTGAAATGGTAGTTTGACGGCTACCGTTTTCTCTGGCTCGGACTCCACGAATGTAGTCCCCAATAACCATCTTGTAATCGGGAAATCTCTTGATTTGGGGAAACGACCTAAGAAACGATTCTGCAATCTGCTTTTCCTTGGACGAATTATCCTTCCACCACGAGTACTCCTTATTAGCAATGGCTTCGACTTGGTCTCTAGTCTGAATGTACTTGTAACGCTCTGGAAGTCCTTCTTCAAGGGCTTTCGTTGCATTAACTTTAATCTGCCTTAACTTGGCAGAGTCAAAGTACTCTTCATTCCCATCTTTGTCTGTAACGGTGATTCCATCAGCATTTTCATCTGCCCAATTTCTGACCGACCTTGCTTGGGCAATCTCTGCCTCAATTTCAGCAATCGTATCAATATTGGAAAAAGGAATACTTCTGTCTTCATATACAGGCTTGGATGCCGTGGTCTTGGCGTTTTCGAGTTCTGCCTTCAACTGAGTGATGGTTGCTTCCGCTTCCATTCTCTTAGCCGTCAACTTATCGATACGCTTCTGTACACCACGAGATACCTCCTCTTGCTCTCCCTCGGACTTTGAATGAACCTCTTCGCCATCAGTATCTGTGTTAGTGTCCATTTCTGGCTCACTTTCAGTCTGCTGGACTTCTGGCTGATTACTATCGGCTTCGCCTTCTTCCGTCTGTGGTGCGGATTCATCATCCCACAGAAGTTGGTTCAGTCTATCGTTTAGAACGCTAGAACTAGGAAAAGAATCTTCCTGTTGAGAATTTTCGGGGCTGGAGGTATTCTCGTTTCCAGTATTATTATCGGGGGTCATTAGAATAAGTCTAAAGTGCTTTTGTTTTAGGCAGGATTTTTACAGACTTCCAGAAACTGTTGGACTCACACTTGACACCTTTTTTACAAGTGTCAAGCGATTGTAAAATTATTCTTTCAGAGCCTTGGCTCGCTCTTCAAGGAGCAGGGTCTTGAAATCGGTCATTGCAGAGGCTCTACCGCATTGGTGAACACGAGTTTCACCAACTACATCCTGTTGCAACGCCCTGTTGGTTTCAGACTGAATGTTTAGGTCAACAATATACAAAATATGCTCCCAGAGCGGGTTAGGAGCAGTAAATGCAAATGTGCCGATATTATAATCAGTATCCTTCATTCTGTTGAGGCTGTTGATTGTTTGAGTTTACATTAATGTTGTTATTAATGGTAGGGGCTTGCTGACCGCCTTGACCTTCTTGTTTCATCTTATCAGCAACAGGAGATACGCCAATTCTGCCAATCTGCTTGTTCTGTTCCTGCATAACCGACATTTGCAGGTTTTTGACATAGTTCTGAAGCATCATCTGGAACATCTGGTCGGACTGGGAAGCCTGTTGAGCCTTGGGATTCTTGCTCATAATGTCCTGCAAGTACTGCATCTTGGTAGAAGCCGTAGGGTCGTTTTCGACATAACTAGCCTCATTGCCAAGCATCATCATACCAATCTCAGTCTGAACATCCTTATACAGCCTCTGGGAGGCAGATGCATTGTTAATGATGAGTTCCTTCGCAGAATCTGGTGCAATGGCTTCCACAGCCTTCTGAACCATTCTGTTCCTGTCAATAACGCCACCACTATCCATCGGAAGTACGAACTGCGAGATAGCCTGTAGTTTTTCCAGAACCAAGTCGGAATACAGATTACGGACATCAAACTTAACTTCAAAATCGTACTGATGGGTAATGTTATCAATTACCTTTGGCATAGGAAGTGATGTGATTCTTTCCACTTCAACAATGTCCATATACTGAAGAGAAAGTTGAAGCATCTGGCTGTAGATTTCAGTCCAAGCAGTAAGCCAGTTATCAACGGAGTTCTGCTGAAGCATCTGAGCAAGTGCAGGAGGGGTATCCTCACGCACAAGACCAAAGTAAGCAGAAGCGTTCTTTTCAACCGTGTTCACAACAAACTCAGCAATAGTAGGAGTACCCTTCGGTGGCTCCATCCACTTGTAGTCGTTTACATCTGAAACAGGGAGTAGCATTGCTGGTCCGATTCTTCCAGTCCCACCAACTCGTCTCTTATACATTAGGGGGGGAACTGTTTCGAAGGCAGTACGGTCTCTCATCGAGTCGTGCTGTGCCTTAAGTTCCGCTTGGTCTGTCGATAGGATGTCGGTGATTCCACGGCTTTCGTAAACGGCTTTGCGAATGTACTCCCTGCGAAGCACAACAAATGGATACTTTCCGTGAGCGTAACCCAGTTTGCCGTGCTTCAAATATGTATCACCCTGTGCATTGGGCGAAAAGATAGTGTAATAGATGCAAGGATTACCTGCTTCATTCAACTGTCTGTAGTAAGCATAACTAACCTCAATTAGGTTAGCGGTCTTGCTTCTGTAGTCGTTCATTGAACGGTTAACAGGAACAATATTAGGGTCTCTCCAAAGAGTAAACATACCCTTGGTCTTAATTGCATCTTCAACACCTTCTTCATTCCAATCATCCGTGTTAATCATAGCACGAACTTCCAGTTCAGTCATAAAGACCTTTCTGAAGATTAGACGAGCCTTCTGTAGGTCAATAGTTTCTGGAGGGAACGAAATTTCGTCATACGGCTTAAGAGCAGTAACAACAGGAAGATTCTTAATAAGAGTTTCCTTGTAGATAACAGCATACGACTGCTCTCTCATTTCCTTGACCATTCTTCTGATATCCTTTTCGGACATTGAAGGCATATAGTTGGCAACCAGAGTTACAGCAAGTTCGTCTTGAGCGGGGTCTAGAATAATAGAAGGAAGAGAAGCAAGAGGGCTTTCTGGATTCTGACTAGCCATTTCTGTGGCAACATTTACCAAGTCGGAAATTGTGAAGCGTTCTTCAACAGTACCCATTTCCTGTTCCCATCCAATGTGCATAGCAGACCAACCATACTGGTTTGTGTACTGACCATACATTTCAGCCTCTCTTCTCATCTCTTGATTCTGTCTACCTCTGGCAACATACTCCAAAAGCATCTGCATACCGCCAGCAGTAGCAGAGTCATCTGAAGTTCTTCCAGACACACCAAGTTTAGCACCCTTAAGAGAATTCATCCAAAGAGCCGTCTGTTCATTGATGATTCTATCAATCAGTCTGACTCTTGCATCAGATGCACCTTCAAACGGCAACGCAGGGTCATCTTCATCACGGTTTTTGCTAAATTTTTTACCGTCAGAAGTTTGACCATTCCATCTGCAATAACGAATATCATCATTATCGTTAACTTCGTGAACATTGGAGCCAAACAGGTAAGAACGGTTAAGTTCAAAGATTAACTGCTGAATATCTGGAGTTTCGCTACCATACAACAGTTTATCGTCAGTAGTGTTATCTCCCATAAATTTGTCTTGTTTACTCATTAGTATGAAAAGGGTACATTGGCAGGAATTGATTTATCATCAATATGCTCTGGTTGCATTACTACTAAATATCTCAAACAGTCAATAGGGTCTTTTGTTGCCCCCTTGTCACCATCGTGACCTGTCCACTCTCGTAGGCAGTAGATTAGGTTTTTGCAGTTTTCTGTAATGTAAAGTTTTGGCTGGTTGAGCGGAGATAGCGGTTCATTAATGTCAAACGCCAACAAGTCATTAATCATAGCAACGCCTTGCTCAATGGCAACACCAGCCGAGGGTGCGAAATACATTGGCTTATCGCCTCCGTCTAGCAACTCGATAACGGATGTGCCTCCGTCTCGCCCAATTGCCTGTGTCGCACCCGCACGAGGGTCGATATAGCGTTCTAATATCTCCTCGTTGCCCTCTAAAGTCTTAATGGTCATCTTGTAGTCATCAATACCCATACCAGCACCATTTCTCTGAGCCATACCTTCCTTGCCATCTGCCTTTTCACTTGGCAAAGCCCATTCACCATAAGAAATGTCTGGAAACTCTCTGTAGATAAACAAATTGCCGTCTGGAGTCTTTCTTGCCCAAATCATAAACCAGTTTCTTGCCCCAGCAGGGTCAATAACCATATAATTGGTTCCTTCTTCTGGTAGAGCCTTTAATGGCACAATATTTCTATCTCCAAACCTTGGAAATTGGTTTCCAACCGTATTGTCAGCCCAGCCATACGCACGAATCTTCTGTTCGTACAGGTTTTTGCCTGTAAGGGTCTTAACCAACTCGTCAAAGGGGTTGTAAGGGTTAAGTTGGGAGTGAAACCAAATTACTGAAGCGTTTCCACGATAAGAATGAGCCGTAAATGGCATATGACCCTTTGGACAGCCTCCAACATAGACATTGTTTTGGTCTAGGATTGTTGCTGGAAGCGTTTTTGTAAAATTACACCCAGACACAAACTCTTTAACTACCTGCGAGTAGCCAGCAATAGGTGTAAATGTGATTGCCAGTTTTCCTCTTCGTGTAACGAGACGGTATCGCAGGGTCTCAACCCAGTCCATAGGCACAAGTTCATCGCACCAGATAAGGTCACACTCGCCACCTTCGATAACATCTCTCTTCTGGGCGTAATTCATAAACACACATTGAGAACCATTAGGCAAAATGAAGGACTCTTCGGAAAATCCATTCTTTTGGCTGTACGCAATGTTAGTTACCTTGCCCTTTTTGAGATTTTTTAATTCTGGAGGCATATACTTCCAGACAACATTCTGTTGCATCTGAATACTAGACTTCTGAGTCGTGTGAAGACACCAGACCATTGCGTTCTTTTTATTGACCAAAGTCTGCACAACACGCTTTGCCATCCACTCAGTTTTACCAGCACGGTTTCCACCAAGTACCAAGATTTCCTGCTTTTCCTTTATAAGTCTATCTGCTTCGTGCCAATGTTCTGGCTCAAATCCGTGACGAAATGGGTCTAACTGTTCAGCAAGAATCTTATCTTCTCTTAGTTCAAGAACTTCAGCAGTCTTCTCAATACCAAGACGCTCAACGAGCATCTTGATATCTGGCATCTTAAGAAACGGATGCGGAGAAGGCGTGAAGTTTAACTCGTCCACTTATCGAATATATCCGTCAGTAGAATAGTTTCCAGCATCTGGATTAAGACCTAAATCTCTTGGGTCTGTACCTCTAATAGTACTCCAACCCATTGGTCCAGCAGAAGGGTCAACATTAAGTACAGAACGCCTATTGTTGTAGTTTTGCAGAGAAGCATCTTCAAACGCAATTTGCGTCTGTTGTCTTTCAAGGGCAGAACCAAAAGGTGTGGCTTTAATATTATCATTCATATCAATGCTGTATTCGTGTTCTGGACCTTTATACACATCGGGAGTCCACATACTTTCTGGCACACCAAGTCTAGCAAGTTCCTTGGAATAAATAGCCTTAAATCTAGGAGAAGACTCAACTGCTTTAAACAGTTCGTTTCCTTTTTCATTAGTATTTTGTGTAAGACCGTGATTGTCGTGGAATACACCAGTATGCGTCAGTTCAACTGGATGACTTTTGCTTGAGTCACCAGTAACCTTTGCTTTTTCTTCTCTAAAGATTCTGTGAGCATTGTTGATAGCATCTCTGCGTTCTTCCCAATCTGGAACGCCAGACATACCAAGACCTCCAAAGGTAAGAGCCTCACCAGCACCTCTGCCAACTCTTTTGGCAGATTTAAGCGTAGCAAGAGTACCTCCAAGACCTTGAATAAGTGGGTCTTTAGAATTTCCAACCTGTTTCATATATTCGCTATTCCAAACGCCATCAGTACCAACAACATCATACACGGCTCCACCAAGTTCCATACCAGCCATTGCCATAGGAATCTTATTACCTCTAAATCCACTTCTTACAGATGCCATTGAATTTACAGGCTGACTGCCACCCATAATTGCTTTATACCCTCTTCCAGCCTTTACCCATCTAGATGTAGGGTCAGCAACTGCTGGCTGTAGTCCTTTTGTAGAAAATTTCAGAGCCTGTTCTGGAGTAATCTTTCCATCAGCAACAGCCTGTGCAAGTTTCTTAGCGTCTACGACTGCGGATTCGGCAGTAGAAACAAGTCTAGTAGGTGCTCCAGCATCCGTAGTATAAGGAAGTGCTTCTCTTCCTTTCATTGTTAGTTGAGGAATTCTTTGCAGATTTGCTGAATTTTCATAACCCTTACCCCAAGGCAAATAACCTAACCGTGAATCAGAAGCAATAGCACGACCAGCATCAGCAAGTGCCTTACCTCCTGTAGGGGTGCTAGAAGTTACATCAAATCCAAGTTTAGTAAGTTCTTTAGCAATCTTAACTTCTTCAACTCCTCTAGCACGAAGAGCCTGTGTTGCTTCAAGGATGCCAGTACGGTATGCACCAACAGCCTTACTTCCTGCATAATAAGCACCAGCAACAGTTCCAGTAGTTCTAGGATTCTGACTGATAATCGTAGTTGCTGACGAAGGTTGCTTTGTCTTAGGTCTTACCGTAGGGTTGGCATCCTGCCAGTCCTGTACAATCTTAGCAAAAGGGTCTTCAGCCATTACTTTCTAAGTCCTGTTTTGTAAGCGTGAATAAGATTCTCACTAGGGGTGCAAGCCTCTAGGTTTGATGCACAATTATTGTGCTTATTTCCATCAATGTGATTAATCTGCATATTCGTTAAAGAATGTTCATTCCAATGAATGAGACCGAAAGTAATAGCAACCATCTTGTGTGCATTTACATTAAACCTAAACTTATTGTTATGCAACTTGAACTGAAGGTATCCAGCCTTGGTCGCAGTAGGCTTAATTACCCTGCTGGGAAGCCTTCTGCCGTCACTTGTAGTCTTGGGGCAAGACCTTAGCCTCCCTTGGTCTGAAATCTCGTACAAGCCCTCAAATTGCTTGATTGGTACTGGGAGCCATTTTTCTTCCATTGGGTTTAATAAGGGTTTGTGCTATTAAAGCGAAAGCCGTTTGGCGTTAATAAAGTGGAGCATCGGGTCGGACTTGAACCGACAACCTACAGTTTACAAAACTGTTGCACAACCATTGTGCTACCAATGCGTAAATTAGTTCTGTATCGTTCTGACCGTTAGGTCAGAACTGCGATTTTGTTATTGGTCGTAGAAATATAGATTTTCGCCCTCATCATCGTCATCATCGTCCTCGTGAGGGTCAATTTTCATTGGTTAGAACAAGCCACCGTTCCAAAGAGAGCGGACAGGGTCGTATCTACCAGTAGACTGGTTTGCGATTCCGTTGGTTTGCAGATTATTTTGATTACTGTATGTTCCAAAGCCAATATTACCGCCAGTAGAAGGGTTAGTGCTACCGTTAGATTGACCTTGGAATCCGTTCATACCAAACTGCGAATCTTGGAACAAGAAATTCGGAGTATAACCAGAAGAACCGACATTAGATTCAGAAGCATCCTTAAATCCCTGTGGCTTATTCCATTGAAATCCTTGGTTCATTGGAGTGCTATTAAACTGCGACAGGTCTACGCCAGTAGTCGGAGCATAGGTAGGCTGTGCAGGAGCACCTCTTTTACTTCCCATTTTTAGACTTCTCCTTCTGCTCGTGGTCGAGCGGTTTGAAGTTAGGAATACCTAGGGTTTTGCACAAATCTTTTGTGCCACAGTTAGACTCCTTTTTTGGAGAGGGTTTCGAAGGCTTTTTCATAAGATTTAAAAGACTGACCACGAACGGTGTGGCTATTTTCATTGGTGTCAACTACGACCCACGCACCTTTGGAAAATAGTTGGTTGTCACGGCAGTTAACCATAACATTAAACCCAGAGTTATGTTCCACCATCAAGACCATATGGTTCTTGTATAGGTTTCTGACAACCTTGCCAACCCACTTGGTCTTATGCACCATATCTAGAAACTGAGCCTTACTCATTACTTTCATATCAGTATCTGGCTTAATCACAGGAAGACCAGCCTTCTCGGACAGGTAAGCCCTCAGAAAGTACATACCAGCATCAGTCCAATACACGGTACGCAGGTGTTCTGGCTTGTTTGACTCCTCTCTGACCCAAAGAGGACCGACATTCTTGTCAGAATTAGCCAGATTCTTCCTCAGATACTTAAATTCGGCTCTGGTGATGTTCAGAATGTCTACCAACTCCGACTCCTTGTGGTTCATATGTCTACTTTCCCCAGAGGAATCGATATGTCAATACCTGTATCTCATAGTCTATCCTATAACCCTATTCTATATGTAGGAAATCCATAGCACCCCCCTAGGGAAATCTATTACACCCCCCTAGGAAATACATTTCCCCCTACCCAAAACATTAAAAAGCGACAGTCCAAGCAGATACCCCTTGACACCATATACCACCTACCCCCCTAATAACCCCCTGCCTTCATCACTACTAGTCTTTTGCAAGTAAAAAGTGTGTATCTGAATGCGTTGAGAAACAGGGCTTGTGAGAGAAGTTGCACCCCCCCGCCCCGTAGGGCGAGAGGATGCATTCTTTTCTCGTGATGCCGTGCGATGCGTAACGGATTATTTTCCGTTCAACATACGCAGGACGATGATGAATATTCCCAGCGTAATCAGACTCACTTGGTCAAGTATTCGGTGATGTCCAAATCTTCGACTAGGTTAGCGATTCTGTTTTGCTGGGCGTAGATGGCGTCCGTGAAATCCTTCGCTTTGAATCCCGTTTTCTCAACCGAGGAAATCAGTCGGCGATACAACCGCTTATCTTTCGGAGCCTTCATATCCTTAATGGCTTTGTCCTTCGCTTCCTTTGCGGTGGCGATAACAGCGAGCAACAGCGGTTCAACATTGGCGGTCCAATTTGCGACACGCTGAATATCGAGCGTACTGTTATCGAGGTCAGCCGATTCCGATTCAAGTTTGGCGAGAGCCTGCTTGAACTTTTCCTTGGTGAGCGTCTTGGTTTTCTTTTCGCGAGGCACGAACTTTTTATTCGTGAGAGCCTTCAACGATTCCTTCATCGCCTCGATTTTTTCGAGACGCTTCTTTTCGAACCTCGCTTCGGATTCTTTCCGCTTGGCGATTTCGATTTTCAGTTGGCGTTGTGCCTTCTGTTCTTCCGTCAGTTTCTGTTTTGCCATATGCGTGGTTACTATCACCGCACTTGTTGTTGGTTCGTGCGGAGGTCAGCCGTGCGTTGTGCCGTGCTTTCCTATTGGTAAGATATCAGATACTGGGAGCATAAAATGAAATCCACGCACCTGCACGATGCGTGGACTGTGTGACGGCTCAGATTTCTTGTGAAACCTGTCTTTAACCGAAGGTTTTTGCTTATTTTCGCAGACCTTTGACTAAGATGCAGAGCCATATACCAACCACTACTGCCTCAGCCAGCGTTGTCATCTGCTCGTGACAACTGTTCGTATGGTTTCAGTTCAGCATTCTGCCAACCATACTGTTTATGATTCTCCATACTCCTACGAGCGTGTGCTTTGGCGAACCAAGCATTCCATTTGGTCATAGACATATGGGATACATTTGTCGTAAGCCCCCAATAGACAACGACATCATTTAACTGATGTTGGAATCCTTCGGTTGCTGAATACCAATGCGAATGCTTACTGATGGTGGCGTTGATGATTTCAATGCGTCTGTTAATCTCGCACATCTTCTTATCGGTCATCTCACCATCGATGTCGTGTTGTAACAACATCTGATAGAAGACAAACGATTGAGCACGAGGCAACCAATGCAATGAACCATCCTTCTGCCGATACTCAATTAACTCCTTCTTAATGCCCTTGGCGAATTCGAAGTCGAGGCTCACGAGTGTGTGTATCCGTCTGCTTCGATTCCCATCACCATTTGAGCACCAGTCTGGTTGCCTTTGACAGCGACCATAATGCATTGCTCGGCTGGGAGTTTATGGATGGATGTGTAATCAAGAGTCCATCCGATGTTAACCAACTTGATGAGCGACTCTACCTGTGCAGGGGTCAACTCGACTCCATTGATGAGTATCATATGATTAGATTCGGTTGTAGCAGTCACGGAATTCCAACCATCCGCTGATGAACAGTTTTGCATCACGCTTCGTCTTGAACGATTGCTCGGAGTCGAGCAACGCCTTGTCTTTGCCGTGAGGCACGATGTAGATAGCAACAATCCAAGCCTTGTTACGCTTGGTTGGCTCGATACCGATGCTGAATATGTTAGCCATAGTGATAAGCGGGACGCACCACCTTGCGATGATGCGTCCCTGTAATATCAGTTAGAGCGAACCTCGTCTGGTGTTGCCAGAAGAAGTCGTGCGAATTCAGCGGAGGTCGAAGCCGTATGCAGAGTGTTAAGCACCGCACCACCTTGGCGTTGCTTCATCTCATACTTGTGGTTGCCGTGGTTATGCGTCAGCACTTGCGTGTGGGCATTATACAGATTCCACAAATTACGACTGCGGTCTTCCTCATACGATGGCTGTTCCCAGACTTCGTGGACTTGCTTGCGAAGCGAAGCACCAAGAACTCCACGATTAACCATATTCTCGATAGCGTTCCAACCCTGCTCTTGCGTGATATCGCAGGTAGCAAGATTTTGGAACGACTGACGAATATGAGTCCACTCGTTCATCGCCTGTTGGATGATGTTGCTCACGAAGTCTGCGGATACGGACTGTGTGTGACGCACAGACATAAACACATCTTCACGGAACGAAGTCATACCATTGAGGCAGACCAAACGAAGAGCACCGACAGAAACAGACGAACGGCTAGTGCCATCGAATGAATTCTTTGCGGTGATACGCAGGGCAACGATATCACCCTTGTGGGTAACATCGAACTTCTCGGTTTGGAAATCGTAGCACAAGTGTGCTCGTGCTCCCATACGAGTGACGATGGATTCGAATGCAGTAGGCGTGAGACCATTCTGTTCGAAGCCATTGAGGATGCGGTGTTCGAAGTCATCGTTCTGGATGATGCCGTATTTCTCGGACACCTTACCAATGATTGCTCCGTTATCGCACCGCTGATTACCCCAACAGTTAGCAGGAATGCCTTCGCTCGTGTAGAGCGGAACGGCACGGACTGAGTACTTGTGGGCGTTAGCACCGAAGGAAACCTTCGGGCTGTTAGCAGAATGTCTTGCGACTTCCTGCTCGTATTGAAGACGCAGACTGGTGAGGTCGGCATCGGACTGAATGTTGTAGGACAACATATGTGTGTTTGGTTTTTCTTTGGGTTATGTGCTACTTCGCACTAGAACCTGTGGAGGCTCCAATGTTTTTCGCACAAATTTAGGGGACAGGGACAGAAGCGATTAGTCTGGGTTAGAGAGTAATGGCGTTAAGTAGTGCATCGACTTCGTGCTCATCGCATCCAGCGTCATTGATGACCTTGAAAATCCTTTCGGATACTCCGTGGTCAACCTTACGCCACGCTTTGCAAGCGGAACTGATATCGATGAAGATATTGCCATTCCCAGTAAGCCTTGCGGATGGGTAATCCGCTGGCTCGATGGTTTGTGGAATCTCTAACATCTTAACCAACTCTGCGATGCGTTCTTCGGAGACCTTGGACTTCTTAGGCATTGGATTTGCCCTCGCTCTTGGTCTGTTCGTAAGCGGATTGGAGCATCTCGCCAAGCACAGTTTGAACTGTGTGTCGGATGTTTTCGCTGAACCAATTATCCCACTCTGCTCCGAACTTGGTCTTGAACTGCGACTCGATACGCTCTGCGACAGAGTGTTGAATCTCGTCATCGATTGCGTTCTGACAATTGGCTTGTGCGTTCTCACGAGCCTTGCCTAGCGAGCGTTGGAATTCGCTGTCAACAATCTCTGCAACCATCGTAGCGAACCAATCACGCTTCAAGTCGTTGCTAATCTCATCGGACAATTCACCACGCTTAATGGTTTCGTCTTCTGAGAGTTGCTCGGACTTCAGCATCACATCGGAGCAATCGATATCGTCAGTAGTAACGATGTCGTTGTCGCTGATGATGTCAGACCAATCAACCTTGCGTAGAACTTTATCTGCGAGGTCATCGTAATCCAAGACACCTTCCAACTCGTAAGACCAATCACGATTGCCAAGTGCATCGTCAATCTGGTCTGAGAAGTCGTGGTCATCGAGGATACTTCCGACACCATCCTTGAAGGATTCGGATTCGGAGACATCGTAATCATCGAGCCAGTTCTTGAGCCAACTCATAACGCTCTTTGACACCAGCGTGTCGAAGTGCGGTTTGAACTGCTCTTGCGTTGATGCGTTGATGTCATCCATCTCCAACATCACTCGGAGTTTGTTATTCTCCATCTCCAAGCACATCACTCGCATCTCCAACAGAGCGTACTTGTGCTCTGTCGTGTTGGCTGGGAGGAACCAAGCCAGTAGTTTACCAATCATTTGCTTCATAGGCGTATCTGTTTATGTTTGTTTCGTTTCTGTGGACTCACACAGCGATACTACCCTAGTTAGTTTGGTCGGGGTTCACGCTGAATGAGAAAGGGATGCTGTGCTACTGTCTACTGCCTTGTGAAAACTTGGCGTTTGAAGGTGTAGTATGTAGCACAGCAAAGTTAAGCCCACACCCGAAGGTGTGAGCAACAGTTTCACGACTTGTTTGGGTCGGTGATTGTAATCGTAATCACTAACGATGTGCTTTTCTGTCGGCGTTCAGCACTAAGCCTTTTGTTGCGAGCGTTCTGATACGCATTGTGCTTCAAACGCTTTTCTTCTTTCGTCAGTACAGGTGACAGTCTTGCCCAACGCTTTTTGGCTGACTCACGCATCCTCTGTCTTACTTCCTCAGAGCGTTTGTACATACCAGCAGGAGCACCACGCTTGGTTTTTTGCAGTCTTCGCATCTCTCTTACATCTGCATAACGCTTTTGACCTTCGGATAACGCATCGTATTCTGCTTTACGCTTTGCTTCCGCAATCACACGCTTCTCTTCGGCAGTCTTACGCTTGAACATTTTACCTGCTTCCTTTTTTGCCTGTCGTGCGTAGTAACGAGCCTCTGCTTCTTTTGCGATTCGGATAGTACGCTCTGTCGAAGTTTCCTTTAACGGACCACGCTCAAACTTATATAACTTCGTTTCAGTTCCGTGAACTACTGGTGTCTTGCTGGACTTCGGCTTGGCGTGAACAGGAGGGTTGATGTATTTGCCCTGTGCGTTTAACTTCTTGCGATAGAAGTGACTCATTGGTTTTCGTTCTCCCATTGCGTCAGACGATTGACGATGCGAACCTCTGGCTCTGGCTCGATAGTTTCTTCGCTCACATACTGCGTCTTAATGTCGGGGCGATACTTCTTGAACTTTTCTGCTTCGCACTTCGGACAACCCTTGAACAGTTCGATTTGGTGACCATCGAAATACCAAAACGATTCCACACCGCTACCACAGTTGCACTTACTCATAGCGGTTCAGATTATTCTGCTCCTCGTCTTCTTCGCCATCAATCGGGTTGCTCCAAGCA